CGTCCCACCACAAGGTCGCCGCACCCCGCGTCTGTTGTGTTGTACTCGTTGCCGTCGTCGTCGTCGTCGTCGTCGTCGTAGTCGTAGTCCCAAATGTCGGGCCCGATGTCGCTGTCGAGTTTGTCTAGCAACGACTGTTGCATGCCTTCGTCGGCTTGTAGTTGTACTAGCGCTCCCGCCGCCATCTCTAGTCTGTAAGACGCGGCGTCCACCGACAACTAACATAGTGATGCAGGTAATTTTACTTTGCCGGCATTCCCGTTGTCGTCTTCCTTCGCGTGGGCTTTGTTGTCGTCGTTGTCGTCGTCGCGGTTGTCTTCTTGCGTCGCACCGTGCTCTTTTTCTTCCCCTGTGTTGCTGCGGATGCAGTGGGCGTCTTTTTCTTCTTCCTCGAAGCCTCTGTAGATTTCTTTTTTGTCGTCGCCGTCGTGGACTGTCGTTTCTTTGGCACGTCCGTCGTGGCGGCGGAAGCCTTCTTCCTTGTGGTGGCGGCGGCAACTGTTGTCCGCTTCTTTGGCGACACGACGTGTAGGTCCGACACGTCAATGTGCTCTGTAAACGACAGTGCTGCGCGTTTTTGCGTCTTGCCCAGTGGTTGTCCTGGGTTTGGACCAAGTAGAGCAAAGTTTTTGACACTTAACGACAATGACGGCGACGTGGCCATGTTTGCGACGCGTTGTGTGCGTGACAGTGACGGGCGCGGCGTCGCCGTCGTCTTCCTCTCATACCAACCCATGTAATTTATCACCCATTTCCAGCGCACCGGTGTGCCGCGCCGCGCCGTTTTCTGCTGCATTCACGACTACGACGACAGTGCACCTATCCCGCTGTGCCCGCGGCTGTTTCTTCGGCGGCAGCGGCAGCGGCGGCAGCAGTGGCGGCGGCGGCAGCAGCAGCAGCAGCAGTGGCGGCCGCCTTTGCCGACATGGACGCTGTTGACATGGGCGTCGAGGAGAATTCCTCAGAGGACGACGACGACGACGACGACGACGACGACGACAATGACGTATCGATGGACCCGCCCATGTACACGGCACGCACACGCTCGATGGCATTGAGTAGAGTAGACTGCGTGGCCAGTACCAGAGACTCGTGTGCGTCTACGGGTGGTGCGGTTGACACAGCCTGGCGGGCAGCGGCAGAGGCGGTGTGTGACGGCCACAGTGGGAACTGGCGTGGCGTGGCAGTGCCGCCGCCGCCGCTGCTGCCGCCGTGATGAACTAGTGCAAACCACACGTTTCGACGCGTTGAGAGGCTGGTAAACGCCGGGAACACAACGTCCAGTGTCATGACAGACAGGAACCCCTGTTCGATGCTGTCGACGACAAAGCGCCGATCAAGCGTGTTGACGATCGTATGCCCACGGGCCGTCTCGATAAGCACATTGTTTTGGGCTGCGTGATCACGCAGTGGCCACGGAACAAAGGTGTGGGGGAAGAACATGGACCTGCCTGCGCGCCTGTGATCGCTCGCTTCGTCGTCGTCGTCGTTGTCGGTGCCGGTGCCAAAGATTGTCGGGTAATCCGTGTCATACACGGCACACAGGTAGACGTTTTGCGTCGCAGAATCGGTGCGGCCGCCGCCGCCGCCGCCGCCGCCGCCGCCGCCGCCGCTGCCGTTGCCTCTGGCTTTTTGTGCGAGTTGAAAACGCTGTGCCGCTGCACACGCACACGATAGGTGGTACAGCAGTGCTCGCGTTGGGTTGCGCACAACGTCACCGTCGGTGACTCGCGTCTCACCGTCGTCAATCGCCCGGTCACATCCAAAGTAACAGCGCCTCGCCGCGTTTGTCACATGGAGTTGCACCGTAAGCATCAGACGAGTACGCATACGACAGCGCCGAACGTCGGCTGCAAACTCTAGCGACCTCTCGCGCTCTGACGCTGCGGTCAGCACCAAGCCCATGACTTGGTACGCTCGGGAAATAAAGTCGGCATGCTCGCTGCGATTGAGCGAGCAAAGGTACCGATCGAAAGCACCAAAGATACGCGACTTGTCCAGCGTGCCATCGTCGGCAATCAACGAGTCGTCGCCAACACTCGACAGCGTTGTCACGGCATCGCGCCATGCGCTGTCCCTTTGCAGCGACTGTTGAGCGACGGCCATACCTCCATCGGTACGTGCACGTTTCAAGCGGCCATCGGCGGCAGCAGCGGCAGAGGGCGACGACGACGACGACGACGACGACGACATGAGGGGCGCGCGTGTTGCACTCGAGGCAGTCAGCAACAACAACGCACACCCTCTGTTGGGCAAAAACAAAAATCATGGTCATGAGGTTTATTATAATAGTGTTTCATCCGACCACTGGATGATATGTCCAGCGCGAGAGCAAGGCGACACTATGCAGCAGCAGCAGCAGCAGCAGCAGCAGCAGCAGCAGCAGCAGACGCGTCGCGACCCTGCTTGTGATGGTAGTAGAGTTGCGCCGCGGCGCACCATGGGGTTCCGATACGGTACGCGGGAAGCAGCCTGTTTGTCCAGGTTACAGGAACAATGTGAAGGCATGATGTCACTGGAGGACTTTCCCCGTTACCTCGACGAGCACGCGAGTCAGGAGGAACGCATCATGTTGGCGCATTTACCTCAACTGGGACAGGCGCGTCATTTTAACTTCCCCTCGATTTCGTGGCGAGAGGAAGTTGACCCGCCCAGAGGCACCCAAGACTTTGTCTATGCCCCCCGAACTGCTGCTGGCTTGTGCGATTTCGAAAACGTCAAGGCAATTAAGATTGGGAATCGACTCGTACGCCCAGCAATGATCCAACAGTTTACACGCCACAGTCCTCTCCTCATCCATTGCCTCCCGTACACCATTGTACTGATGTATCCGTCAAACCGCAGCCTGCCGATGGGCGTACGACACGTATTTCTCGAGGACGTTCGCCACTTACACAGCCTTCCGATCACACCATACGGTCCGCACGACTGTCACGACGTGGAACGCCCGCTGTTCTCCACGTTTCGAGTGGCACGCATGTTCGTAACAGTCGGCGCGTGCGCCGCTCCGGGGGTAGTGTGCACTGTCTTTCAAAATCGTTTCCTGCTCGCAAATGTCCTACAACAACTCTTTTTTTCGTTGGAGGCCGAAGAGACACTGTGTGAGTTGCCCAACCTCGGCGCGTCCGTGCAACAACAATATGCAGACCGAGTTCTCCCGTTGTTTGAGAATCTCATTCGTCTGGCACAGTGGTGTCGGCGTCCCCGGCACCGCATCGTTTGGACCGCGTGGAGTGCAACGGGTGCGATGAGCCATCTAGCACGTCATGCGACCATTACGTTCGAAACTGTACAGGACATGTTTCAGAGGCCGAGCCTCTGTTATTCCGACAGTTTCAACATGCGCTCGATGTTTTGTGCCAGCGGCGAAACTGTTTCAGCACGCTGCGACGGATGTGGCTGGGTCTCGACAGAGATGGTACAATGTGACTGTGGTTGCCAGTGGAGACTGTGTCGCACCTGCGTACCGACGTGTTTTATGTGTCGCACGTTCAAGGCGATAGCGTGCAGACGACGGGGTAGTCAACTGTGTTGTCAATGTTACACGGCACGTATCCAACGTTACACGGGCACGACGACGACTATATCTATTATGCGACAATCCCTGTGTCAGCGCATCGAAGATCACGAGACGTGCGGGAGACGATGCGGCAACGCGTAACACGCGGGCGCCCCCCACATGACTCGGTGCAAAATAGCAACTATTATAAAGACATGAAAAACTCAACTATTATAAAACATCTCCTGAATCTTCTGCGCCCCTGTCCCCCCTCTCCCTGGTTGGTGGTGTCTTGACGTGTGCGCGCGTTGAGAGATAGAGACGATGACGATGACGATGACGACGCCGACGACGTGCCCACATGGCCCCATAGACCGGCGTGGCGTGATGCGACTGTTTTCTGAGGACAAGGGAACGGCGGTGTGCGACGTGCGGGTGGGTGTCGTAGCCGATCTGTTTGCGTTCTTGCAACCGCCGTACCATGTGAAATTTGCAACGTACGAACACCGCACCCGTACGGGTGCCTACGTAGTGGCAAGCCGAGGGTGTAGTATGCAGGATCTGGCACTACGGTCCGTGCGCTCCAACGACCACTTCCCGTGTTTACATGGCCACGTGTTGATAGCAACTACCGCTACCAGAGAGCATCCTGGACACCTGAGTGTGGAAGACGGGTTGCGTCGTTTTGAGTTTTTTGACATGTCAGCGCCGACCGACGACGACGTTGCATACCTTGTCCGCAACCTTTCTCACGATCCAATGATACGTCCGTTTTCGTCCAATCTGGTGTTCAACAAGTCGGTGGTTTGCAAAAGGTACAGGGACGAGCCGACGATGGTGTGCCATTCGTGCGAACGACTCGAAGTCAGGTCTCGCGCGTCTCGCGTGTTTTACGAGGAGCGCGAGTTTTCATCCATTGCTGTGGCGTATTTCAACACGCACGCTGACTGCATATATGCTCTGGCACGAGCGGGTCAAGACGTTGACGAGGAGTTTAGCAACCTTTGGGACATGGCAGACGTTGCGTTTCTACTAGTGGACGAGTATTCTAGCGAGCAAAGACTCGCATACCATCGTATTCCTAGCCCACGGCCACTGCCAAAGACCACCGCGCTCATGCACTATTTCATTGAAAAAAACAGAAACGCAACGCTACTGGACGCGCTCCTTCATTCAGGCGCAAACCCAAATGTTGAGTTTCTCCAGGTGATTACTCCTCTGGCGGCCACAGTGGCGGCGCGTCCCGAGGAGCACGCCTGGGTCGTTTCTACCGTGAATATCCTCGTGTCTGCCGGTGCAAACGTCGACGCGGTCTGCGGAAAAAACACTGCGCTCACGTTGGTTATCCAGAAACGCCGCTACCGGCTTGTGACGACGCTGATTGACGCGGGTGCCGACCCCAACGTCGGCTACAACGAGGAGACACCCCTCGTAATCTGTCTGCACCAAACCCATTGCTACGAGCCCCATTGCACCGCCGACGCCAACGTGTTCGAGTGCATCTCGACTCTAGTCAACGCCGGAGCGTGCTTGTACACTGGCGAGGTTACCTATAGGATCGGTCGCAAGGGTTTCTTCTTCTCTTCTTCGCATCATGACAAACTCACGGCTAGAAACTATCCTCGAGACGGACGGCATGACATTATGTTACGCGCCCGTCGTGTGCAAGCAGCGTACCTTCATGCCAGGATGCTCACGTGTATCGCAAGACAGGCACAAGACGAGAGTGACGGCGGCAGCGGCGGCGGCGGCGGCGAGGCAGTCGGAAACGCGCTCATTTGCGTGTTATCCGATTGCAAACTAGTGTCACACATTGTATCGTACACTTCAGTGTCGGTATCGCCCTTGGCCTGTGAGACGGTCGTGCGCATTGCACTGAACACTGGCATGGGCCCTAGAAACAAGCGAGAGATGACCGCCGTACGCAAGGCGGTCATGCAGGCAGTGTCGTCGTAGCCATCATGTCGACGGGCATGGAAGAAATAATAATAAACAACACTCGTCAGGACGACGACGACGACGACGACGACGACGACGACGACGGTATCGTCGTAACGTCCCCCCACCCCCATGCCCCGCGTGTACCTCGTGCCAGAGTCTGGCGAAGACGCTAGGTTCGTCGATGCTCTTACGTCACGGGACGTGCGTAGTCTGTTGCACACAAACGAGGTGGACCTTTTGTTTGTAACACCGTCTCATGCCAGCAGAGACGATGACGACGACGACGACGACGACGACGACGACGACGACACGCGCGTCGGCGTGTTATCTGCCTCTACGCACGTCTCTGATGGATGCAAACTACGACGAAACGCACTCATCCCTATGGTGTTAGGACCAGCCCTGCTCGTGTGCGTACGCGCCGAGCATGCCATAGACGGGCAAACGTGTGTGCAGTTTGTGTTTGAGCAGGCTTGTGTGCCCATCTCCACACAGCACGTAGATCTGTGGTGCAGTTTTGTACTTGCACGCGTACATAGAGAACAAGCCGTGTTGACGCGTTGCAACGATGCCATCAGTCGTTTACTGTCGTCGTCGTCGTCGTCGTCGTCGTCGTCGGAGGCACGTCGCGCGTGTCCAGCACTGTCGTCGTCGCCGCCACCGTCGCCGCCGTCGTCGCCGTCGTCGTCGTCGTCGTCGTCGTCGTCGTCGTCGTGTGAAGACGATTTGTCAACGACAATGTCATAAACCTTGCAGCGACTAGATCGGCCCACGACACGTCGTCGGGCACAAGCATGCCGCCTCGTGAGAAGCCCAAATGCGACCCCTTGCGTGTTGTGATCAGCATACAATTGGGGTTGCTAACAATGGCACGCAGCGGGATGAGATCTGAGCCTACGAGCGGATCGTCCAGCGCTTGGAGAAACACTGTGGGCACCGCGACGCCTGGGATAACGTGCACGCAACTGTTACGTGCATAAAACGACTGCAAAGACATACCGGCAAGAGGCGCGCTAAACGCAGCGTCAAACTGTTCCACATACTCGATGCGCGACGAGAGGAGATGATCGACGTCGAAACGTGCGTTCCCGTCGTCGTCTCGTAGCGCCTCAAACACGCTGCGGTGCTCGCGTAGTAAACTCTTGTTCTTCTCGCAAAAGTAGCGTGAGATGCGCTTGTCGCGCTGTGAGTGATACTCGGACGACGTCTCGGCGTCAAAGGGATTCGACACGATGATGACGGCGCGCAGAGGCGTTGTGACACCGCGGGTGCCCACGTAGCGACAAAGTTTGTTACCACCAAGCGAGTAGCCGATTGCTCCGAGGCGTGCACGTGGTCGTGCCAGAGCGACGCGTGTGACGACGGCGTCAAGGTCGTGCGGGTCACCTGGCAGAAACAGACGCGGTGTTGTTAAGCAAAGACCTCCGCAACCACGCGGAATGAACACGGCCACGCTCCAGCCGTGCGACAGGGCGACGCGAGTCATAACACGCACGTACCCCGCCTCGCTTCCGTTTCCGTAGCCCGGTGCAATGATGACTACAACCTCGCGCTCGTTTTGCGCACGTGCCTCGGCACTTGGCTCTGCCCAGTCGATTGCCACGGTACCCCCGTCGTCGAGGCGCACCTCTTCGCGTCGATACTCGACGTGTGGCACCGGGCGCCACCGCGCTGCGTACACCGTTTGCACAACACCGCCAAACATGGACGCCCACACCGGTGTTGTCCGCGACTCGAGTAGGTCACCGAGGCGCGCTGCAATCATCTCGTTGTGCACCGTCGGAGAGCAGTGCACCGTGGCCTCGTCGGTACTGTTGTACCATTGATACGCTAGCGCGCCGCCAGTCGATGCAAGCGCAATGACCGCTGCCGTCGCCATCCCATCACACTGCCGTGCCACCACCCTACACTACTACCCACTACATGTGAAATAAACAGGGCACAATGTGTCAAAACTCGTTTATTGCATCGAGAACGAACCCGACAATGGGTCACAGCCTCCGTCGTACGCGGCGTGGGCACCGCTGTATCTATAGTCTAGAGAGGGTGGCGTCTGTGGCCGTGACGGGGGGGATGTCTGTTGCTGTTGCTGCTGCTGCTGCTGCTGCTGCTGCTGCGACTGCAATAGCGTGGATTGAGCAAGGGTTGCCTCTGTCATGGCAAGGCGCTTTGACAGACACTCCAGGTGTGCGCCAATGTCATATTCGTGCTTGTTCATGCGCTCTGTGAGTCGCTGGTTTTCTGCACTGAGCGCAGTATTTCTCTTGTGTAGCATTGCCACAGTGTCGATTAGGAGATTCACAGTGTGCCGCAACGCGCTGCTACCACCGGCGTCGTCGTCGTCGTCGTCGTCGTCGTCGTCGTCGTCGTCGTCGTCGTCGTCGTCGTCGTCACCCACGCAGCCGCCGCTTGCACAATCCTCGCGTGCTGTGGACGTCGAACAGTTGCATGTACGCACGCGTTGATGAAAGGCATCGATGTGCACGCGTGCCTCGGCGCGCCGCACTGTTACACCACAGTCTCGACACGACAGCAGCGCGTTGGCACACGACGACTCGCTGGTGCGCAGGTTGTCGACGTCAGATGTGCGAACCAGGTTCCCGCACCAGTCTCGCTGCCGCGTTGTCTTGTCGACAGGGAGGTATAACGACGCGAACGGATCGGCACCACGGCGCTCGTCGCATACAACGCAGTGACGACAGTACACGTACAGACTGTCAAATAGACGACGGGCCTCTGCCCATACGGTGCCGCCGCTGCCGCCGCTGTTTGCCGTGTGCGACACAGAGTCTTGCTTGAGTGCGTCGGCAACTGCGTCCTTTGTCAAGGGTCGCATCGTCGGCAAACACATGGCATCGAGGTGCACGTCGCCGGTGCAACCGGGCACCGGGCAACGACCAGGTGGTGCAGCGTAAAAGCAACGCAGACACGACAGGTGTGTCCCGTCGGCACGCACGCTGCACATGTTGAGCACAACTTCAAAGGCATCGCGGTGTTGCACGTCCATCACGTGCCCACAGTGTGTCAGGCGCGCGATGGCTCCCTGTTGCTGGCGCGCCGCGGCTTCGCCAAGCACCTGCTTGACGTCGCCGATCGTCGCTACTTTTAAGCCACCGCGCGGCGCTAGTGGTGTCAAAGCCACCGCCGCCGCCGACATCGTAACACGCTTCGCCATCTACGCTCTCACTCTCGCTCACCCCCCGCACTGCCTGTTTTAGTGATCACTGGCACTTGCACTCCGCACCGCACCGGCGCCTTGCGTGTCTGTCGCTGCCGTCGATCGACCAACGTGCGACGGACGGCGATCGGTCGCCAGCGGCGCGGCGGCTGGCGGCGGCGGTGGCGAAAAAATATTTTGCCGAGCGGGCGCCCGGAAAAATCGGGGGGTGCCTGGCGACGGCTGTTGCAACGAAGCGGCGGTGATGTGGGGGTGTCCGTGTTTGCTTGCTGTGGCCGACGCACGTCGGTACTGTTCGATGGACAGGTGGTCAAACTTTTCGCGCAACTGACGTCCCCGTCTAAGACAAAAGTGCACCATCTTACCCATGTACGGGTCGACCTGCCAGTCTTCTGCCGCCGCCGCCGCCGTCGCCGCGGCTGTCGTAGTCTGATCGTGCGCGATGTCGACGTGGTGCCCGTTATTCTCGTCGTCGCCGTCCGGTGGTAGTTGATTCTCGACGTCTGCCTGTTGTGGCGGCGGTGTTGCCGCTGAGGAATGTCTGGACACGCGTAGGAGCAGTTCCAGCACCTCGCATAGACTTTCGTACATGTCTCCCGCCGACTCGTTGCGCATTTCCTTCTTCTTTGGCTCGAAGATGACAAACACGGCTGCAAAGCCAAAGGTAACGTAGTTGGAGATTGCTACCACCGTGTCCGACGTCGGCGTGCATTTTTCGAGCCAAATCTGCACGAGCATCATGGCAAGTACGGCTAGGCCGGCAAACACGAGGTGTGTCGTTTTGGCCGCAAAGTTGATACGCTTGTAAAACTCGGCCTTCTCGTAGTAGGCACGGGCGATGGCACGATACTCTTCCCATCGCGCCACCAGGAACTGTCGGGCGCTGTGTGACGTAATCTGTTCGTAAAACTCTTCGTCCAGCACGTCCGACACGGCTGTCATCGACGACGACGCAGTGCCGCTTTCATCGTCGCCGCCGCCACCGCCACCACGACGGTGTCGGCAACCGCCCCCTCCAGCCCCTCCCGTGCGCGCCCCACCAGTGTCGTGTATCGCAAGTGCTGCCTCCATTGCACACACACACACACACACGCACCGCGCGACCAACGCGATCCAACAGTGCACGTGTATTTTTTTGCCAATCTCTCGTACGCGCGGGTGCAAAATTTCTGCGCATCGTTCAGTGCGCATCTGTTACTGTCATCGCCGCCGCCGCCGCCGCCGCCTCCATCCGTCGCCATGTCCGAGGCACCGACCGAAACCGTCGTTCGCACGGCAAAAAAGTACCGCACCCCGTTGCTCATCGCGCTTGTTGTTGCTCTAGTGCTTGTTGGCGCCTTTATTGTGTACAAGTACGCGTTCGCAGGCGCCGGACCATTGGCAAACATGGCCACCGTCCTCGGGGACAGGACCGAGGAAGACGCAAGGGACGCAAAGGACGCGGCAGACGACGCAAAGGACGCGGCAACTCTCGTAGAGCAGGCAATAGACTCACAGGACACGCGCACCGCAATCATCGCAACGCAACAGGCAAAGACCGCAGCAAAGAGTGCAGAGGACGCAGCAATCAAGGCTACGCAAAAGGCACAGTCGGTGCGAAAGGTTGCTCAGACAGCAATCGAGAAGGGAGACAATGGTGCAACAAAGGCAGTGGAGGCGCTTCAACGGGCGGATGCCGCCGCGAGCGAGGCAATCGTAACAGCAGGCGAGGCTGCAGACGCGGCATCCAGCGCCGAAGACGCAGTGGCGCAGGCGGCTGCGTTGACAGTCAATGGAAACGACGATGGTCAGGGTGGTATGTTTTAGTAGTAGTAGTAGCAGTAGTAGTAGTAGGGGGGGGCTGTTACGACGAGAATGTCCTAGCCATAAAGCCCAGTGTTTGTGTCCTACAGTCTGTACACAACCTCAGGTTCTGTGCACTTGACTCGCCTCGGCACGCCATGCATACAATGCTGCCCGCGGCGCAGGGTGTGGTGCTCGTGTCAATGTCGTGTCGTGTGCAACATGCGTCACATAGAGACACTCGAACACGCCATGCTATGTTGTCATTGGCGATGCGAGGACAGCCCTTGCGATTGCATGTTTCGGTCCCCCCAGTGTCTGTGTTGCAACTCTTGGACGGCGTAGTGCCCATTGTTGGTCGTCGTTTCTGCTCGTAACATGGGGAGGGTTTTATCATGATTGATGCACACGCACATTTTACCATGCATTGCGTGCGCGCGCGTAGCACGTGTTCTACAATAGTTGGGTATGTACGTGTGACACGGGGCTCGTGATCCGATAAGCCCTTGCGCCGTGACTTGAAAAATGCGTTGTGACCGTCATGCGACGATGACGACACGTGACCATGTCGTGGATGTGCGTTGTGACCATCATGCGACGATGATGACACATGACCACGTCGCGGATGCACACGAGGAGCGAGACATTTGCCGGACGCAGCGTAGCATACTAAGGTTGGGTACTGCCGTATGCGAATTTGAAAACGCTGATTCTTTGTGGACATTTGGCGCGCGTCATCTGCGAGCGCCATCATCGTACACCCTCGAGGACCCACTGTTACTGGGTGACGGGATATACACGACGGCGACTGCGATCGACGTATCTAGGCCGATCCGCGCGCGTTACGTTACATTACATTGCACATGTTGGCTATTCGGCGTCGCAACTATCCATAAGTTTCAGTTCATACCGGGTGGTAGACACGTCGTCGCACTATTTCGTGTTGCCAGGCTACTCGTTCCTTGCAGACAACTTAGTACCCATTCTGTCGCTCGTCTGTTGTGGTATGTATACGTTCAGAACACTAGTGCGTGGCGGCACGTGTGGAGTGCAGATTTTATCACACCTCACCCGTTGACGTTGGAGCGTATTGTACTTGCTGCACGCGACCCAGCGCTCGTCGCTGGTTGGTCAGATCGGCGTCTTGTTGAGTACGTTGCAGAGTGCCAGAGACAGTTGGGATACGAGTGTATGGAAGTTCAGCGATATGCAAGGGCTGTTATATGAACTAGCGATGCAACGACTGTTATATGAATCAGCGATGCCGCGAGACGCCTCAACAAGGGTCCACGACAACAGTGATGCCGCGCTTCGCGAGATGGTACACCCAGGCTTGGCGTCGTTTTACGTCGCGGTGATCGCCGGCAACCGACAGTATGAGATACAGCGCTTTGGCGGGGACGCCGCGTGTGAGTTTGAGAATGTCTCTGCCCTATGGACGTGCGTTGGTGACAGGTTTCTGCGCGCACCGTCCTCGTACACCATGTGTGACCCTATGTTTCTTAGGGGATGGGGAAACATTCGCGCGACACCCGTAGACGCGTCCAAGCCAATGCGCGCACGGTTCATCTTCCTGCCCCATCGGGCCCGAATGGCGGTCTACTACCCAACTTTTAACCTGCACCAATACGTGTTTCACGAGCGGGATGCCCTTTGGCTCTTGTGTATCGCCAGGTTACTGGTACTATGCAAGCACACGGACACGCACATCCACATCCTCTTGTTACACCATGCACATCAGCACGCCATAAGCGCACGGGCCGGAGAAGACAGGTCTGAGTACATTGGATTTCACTATCTCACATTAGGTCGCATTGTTCTTGCTGCGCGAGAACCGTGTTGTACTGCTGGTTGGTCACGACGTCAGTTTGTCGAGTATGTTGCAGAGTGTCAGCGGCAATTGGGCTTCGAGTGTGTAATGCGTGCAAAGGGCAAGGACTATCTGATTTTATCATCGGGAAGCGTCGTCCTTGGTGACTGATAGCACCCGACGACGCGGGGGTGTTATTGTGTGTGGTGTGCGGTGTGTATGTGCTACGACTACGATGTCAGTGTCTTTCGAGCGGAAATGGGTGTATTGGAAACGCCTGTACCAGTATTTGGCTCCATGAGAGAGGCACTGTATGCGACAGACGTGGGTGTCGCATCGGCTTTTTGGCTCGAGTACGCGCCATCGCAGTTTGTTACATTGTGTGATGGCGATGTTACACTACGGGTCCCCGGTGTTTGCGACGCGGCATGTGATCTCGAAAACGTAGAGTCTGTATACGCGCCTATAGCAGGCCGGTTCTTGCGGCCAGTTTCGTCGTTTACGTACTCTGACCCATTGTTTCTGAGGGTACCGTACGGCGCGCCTGTAATCACGCCCATGGACAAGACAAGACCCGTGAGAATGCGAGGTATCTTTATCCGTCACAAACGACCCGACGTCGTCATCAGACACTTTTTTCGTAACATAAGCCGGCACCGTACCGTGTTTTTTTTGCCCAAGGCTGCTGTGCGGCTGTTGTGTATCGCCCGTGTGCTTATTCGTGGTCACACACGTGGAGCAGACGATACTGTTGTGGCCGTTTTACAACGGGTATTCCCTCTGGCAAACAGGTCGCTCTCCTATGGCGGATCGTTGCATGCACTAACACTCGAACGAATAGTTCTAGTGGCAAAGAACCCGTCGCTTATCGCCAACTGGACAGAGCGACAGTGGGTCGAGTATGTAGTCGAGTGTGAGAGGAAACTTGGTAAGGAGTGTATCGATAAGTCTCCATAGTGGAAGACGTCATCGCTTATCACCCTGAAATGCCATGGCACAACGCCGTCCCTCGTGGGCGACATGTGAATATCCAAACCATGTCTGCCGACGACACGCAGATGCCGCGCAGCCGCCTTTCACGCCGTATGCCCCGCTCTGCTAGCCCGTGTGTGCCACTAAAAATCACAAGTACCCCCTGCGCCCTGAGCCCTGTGCGTGTTACTCTGCTGTGTGTGTGTGTGTGTGTTACTGTGTGCTGTGTGTGCGGTGAGATGTGCGACGCGTGCTCTCGGTGCATGCCGTGTGGCGACGTGTGCCGCGCCTGTTGCTTCCTCGAGGATGAAGCGTACTCGTTCACGCGCGCGTACGCGACGCTTATGTTCGCGTGCTTCCACGGGCACGCCGCGTGCGTCAGCACGTTTCTCGACGCGGGCGCGAATGCAGATGCGTTGGAGAACCCAAACTGGACTGCGCTGAAGTTGGTGTGCACCATCGGACACGAGGCGTGTGCACGCGTCCTTGTGGCGCGGGGTGCGTCGGTGGACGCGGTGACGGCGGGGTGGACTGCGCTGGCGTCGGCGTGCTACGCGGGACACGAGGCGTGTGCACGCGTCCTTGTGGAGGGGGGTGCGTTGGTGGACATGGCGGGGACGGGTGGGACTGCGCTGATGGCGGCCTGTTTCCGCGGGCAGGTCGGGTGCATGGGCTTGATGCTGCGGGTGGGCGCCGCGGTCGACGCGCGTGATAGTGGAGGGCGTACTGCGCTGATGATTGCGTGCGCGCGCGGACACGAGGCCTGCGCGCGCATTCTGATA